TTTCACAGCTTACTATCCAGCGCGCGCAAACGCGGGACAGTACGAAGGAATTAGCGGAAGCGGCAAAAATGTTTCAAGACCTTTTGGGCAGCGCGAAGCTAAAGCCGAACCAAAGCAGCGAAAACTCGCTCGAAGACCAACACACCTTCGGTACCCTGATTAAAAAATGGGAGACCGAGGATCCGATCACCGAGTCGTTGGAGGAGTGGAAGGACGTAGACGGCATCCACCATTATCTGGATACTTGGTTCTTAGGGCAGATGTGCGACGTCGTAAAGCTGGACAACCCGTACCGCGAAAAGTATTTGGCCGAGAAAGGCAAATACACCGTAACTCCGCCCGCGTATGAGGAGGACGGCGAGGCATGTGACTTTTCGCTCTTAGACAAGTACGGTAGCAAAGGGGCGAAGAATGCTAACGACGGGGAATAAGTCCGAGTCCGAAATAAAACTTGAAAAAGAAAATCGCATGATGTCCGGCGTAAACCGCTGGGCGTCTTTTTACCGGGCGAACCCGCACCGCTTTGCCAAGGACTATCTGGGCCTGAACTTAAAAATCTTTCAGCAAATCATTCTGTGCATGATGTTCCGTTTCGCGAATGCCACATATTTGGCGAGCCGCGGCGGGGGCAAATCGTTCCTGATTTCAATCTTTTGCGTGATATACTGCATCCTTTACCCGGATACGCGCATCTGCGTCGCGTCAAAGACCCGAGGCCAAGCGACGGAAATATTAGAGAAGATACGCGATAAGCTGATACCGAACTCGCCGAATCTGCGGCTTGAAGTAAGGGACGTTTTTATCAATCAGGCGAATTCGTTTATAGCGTTTAAAAACGGCTCGCAGGTCGTGGTCGTCACGTCCGGCGAGTCGGCGCGGCACAACCGGGCGACCGTATTGGTGGTCGATGAGTTCCGGCTCGTGGACAAAAACACGATCGACACCATCTTAAGGAAGTTCCTGACCGCGCCGCGGCATCCAGGGTATTTGGATAAACTCAAATACCAAGGATACCCGATGGAGCGCACAAAAGAGATTTACGCCAGTTCGTGCTGGTACGAATCGCACTGGTCCTACGAGCACGTTCGAACCTATGTGTTGAATATGCTTTACGGCCGGAGTTACTTCTGTTGCGCGATGCCGTATCAGCTTGCGATCAAAGAAAACCTGTTAGACCGTATCCGCGTGGACGACGAGATGAGCGAATCGACATTTAACTCGGTATCCTTCCAAATGGAAATGGAGGCCTTATTTTTCGGCCAAGGCGATGGCGGGCTATACAACTTTGACGAGATAGACAAAAACCGCAAGCTAAAATACGCATATTACCCGAGGTTCGTCGGCCACAAGATTGCGGACAAAAGAATTTACATCCCGCCGAAAGCGCCGGGCGAAATCCGGCTCTTGTCGGCGGATATTGCGCTGATGTCGTCGGCCAAGAACCGGAACGACGCGACCAGTATCTTTATGAATCAGATGCTGCCTTTCGGGAACGGCAAGTACGCGAAGAACATCTTTTACACGGAAAACAACGAAGGCCTGCGAACGGACATCCAAGCGCTCAATATCCGCAAGCTATTCAGCGACTACGAATCGGATTATCTTGTGATCGATTGCCGAGGTTTGGGGCTCGGCGTGGTCGACGCGCTGATGAGCGATTTGTACGACGCGGGCACCGGGGAAACGTACCCGGCCATTTCATGTTGCAACAACGAAGAGATCGCCAAGCGCTGTGTTTTAAAAAACGCGCCGAAGGTCATTTGGGCGGTTCACGGTACCTCGGAATTTAACTCCCAGTGCGCGGTCATTTTGCGCGAAGCGTTCAGGCAAGGCGAGATAAAGCTTTTAATGTCCGAGTACGGTTGCGAGGAATATTTATCCGAACTGAAAGGCTGGGATAAGCTGACGTCGTCGGACAGGCTGCTCTTGCAGCTTCCGTATATTCATACTTCTTTGCTTATCAATGAACTTATTAACCTCGGCGTCGAGACGCGGAACGGGGTAGTGAGGATAAAAGAAAAGCCCGGGACGCGGAAGGACAGATACTCGAGCTTAAGCTACAATATTTATGTGGCTAAAGAGTTAGAGCGCGACCAAAGCGCGTTGCGCGCAAAGAAAACAATGACGGAGCTTATCATGCAATTCAAGCCGCCGCAATTAAAATCTAATTACTCGACTTAGTCGAAGAGGAGAGACAAGAAAATGCAAAAATTGATTACGATACCGTTAGAAAACGACGCGCCCGCCGGATTAGACGCCGCGATTCAAAATTGGATAAATCAGGAGCAGTCAACGACGGGTAGAACCGTAGAGGTTACCGCCGGCATGGGTTTTGGCTTAAACCACAACAATTCCACCGTTAGTGTTTTGGTCTTTTATAAACTGGTTTAAAGCGAAAAGGAGGCGCGGCCTTGGGTAAAACAAATAAAGAAAAAGAAATAGCAATGCTCGCGCAGATTCAAAGGTCATACGATACTCTAATGCGCGACGCCGGCGGTCAGTTAAGCTTCGCAAAAGAACTCTTAAAGCAGATGGTCTTTAACCCGAAAGCTACGGCGGCCGGCGCGTCTCAAACGTTTGCAAGGTATTCTAAAGAACAAATCATAACTTGGCTGCAATCTCCCGCGGCAAACGAAAAGAACCTGCGGAACGCATCCGTCTATATGTACCTTTCCTCGATGCACTACCAGCGGCTTATTTCGTACTATGCGGGGCTCTTGATGTGGTTCTTTGTAATCTCGCCGGTTCATTTTGAGGGAAAGCCGGACGCCGAGAGTTTTCGAAAGCAGTTCTATAAAACTGCTAACCTTTTAGAGACGATGAACATACCCGAAACGATGCGGACGATCTTGACGGTCATCTTACGGGAAGGCGTTTATTACGGCGTTCGCTGGACGGACAAAAGTTCATCGTTCGTGCAAAGAATCAACCCGGACATTTGCAAGATAACCTATATTTCCGACGGCGTCTTTTTGTTCGCGGTAGATATGTCGAAGATACCCGAGGAAAAGCTGCAATACTATCCCGAAGCGTTTAAGTCCATGTTCAATGCGTTCAAAAAGGACGGCGTAAAGTTTCAGGAAGTGCCGTCGGAGATTTCGGTGTGCTTAAAGGCCGACGCGAGCGTCATAGATTACTCAATTCCGCCGTTTGCCGCCGTGATGCCGGCGCTATATAAAATTTCCGACGCGGAAGGGCGGAGCGACGTTTCGGCGGACTTGAGGAACTATAAGATGATCGCGGGCCAAGTACCGATCGATAGCGATGGTAATCCCAAAATAGAGTATGATATCGTAAAAAAATATTGGGATCATCTCGCGAATTCCGTCGGCAGCCGCGTGGGTGTCGCAGTGACGCCGTTTAAGTTGGACGCGTTTAATTTCGAGAAAAGCGGCAGCACGGCCGAAATCGACGAGATCAGCCGGAGCATCGGCCATTATTGGACGACCGCCGGAACCTCTGGACTCTTACACGGCATTGCAAACGACACGGCGGGCGTGACCAAGCTCGCCATAAAGAACGACGAGTCATACATTACCGGGATTATGCGGCAGGCCGAGCGCCTAATAAACCGTCACCTTAAGACCGAGTTGAGCGGGAAGCTGCAATTCAAGATAACATTTCTGCCGATTACCATTTTCAACCATGAGGAATACATCAAAATTTACAAAGAGGCAGCCTCGTTCGGTATCGGGAAATCGTATTACATGGCGGCGGTCGGCATCCCGCAGTCCGACATCGGCGGCTTAAACTTTATCGAGAACGAAATACTCAATCTTGATACGGACTTAGTCCCGCTCGCTAACACTTATAATACGGGCGCGGAGAGCGGGGTGGGGCGGCCGGCGAAGGACGAGAAGAATCTGTCTCCGGCAGGTGAGTCAACTCGCGATAACGATACGAATGCAAATAGGTAGGAAAAAGAACTGAAAACATAGGTTTATCATTAGACTTTAGAGCTGATTTTTGATACAATAATATTGAAAATCATTCTGGAGGATTATATGAAAACAAATACATTGGAAGAATTGAAATCAAAGTTAGGTGAGCTTGAACATATAAAAAAAAGATGTGAAAAAGGCGATTCATATCTTTGCGGATTGATTGAATTATTGTGTGATGACGCACCATTGATTGAATATGTGCAAAACAAGTTGCTTAGCTCTGAACTGTCGGATAACCAATATATACAGGCAGTGCATGAAATTGTTTTGGCTATTTATTTTTGCCGAATCAAGCTTTGCGACGATAGCGATAAATGGTATGATGTGAAAGCAAATAGCGATAACAAGACTGATGTTGATATTGTTGTTAAAATTGAGAACCCTGTAGAAAAAGTTAAAATTTTTGTTGAAGCAAAAGCATGTAACTTAACGGAGCTTGAGACAGGGAAACTCCACGGCTATGTTTTGCCGTGTGCGCAAGAGAAAAAAGAGGCGTTGTTAGCGGATATGAAAATGCTTGCGGATTTATTTGCCTCAGTGCCTAATGGCATGGAAACGCAAAGTATTAACCCGTTAATTAACAATCTTAAAGACTATCTCCAATCAGCACAAAGCAAATTTCCGAAAGAAGACAATATTTCGAGGGAATATACTACTTGTCTTGCTCTTAGTGTACCAACAAGTCGTATAGGTGAGATTGTGTACACAATAATGGATCATGACGTTGGATTAAGATGTAAAACGCCACTTATTGATAAAACAATTTATAGTAAGGTTGATTATGTACTTGTAACAAATGTTTCATCAGGTCATGCTTTGGATTCGAATAACGAATATTGCGAATTATTTAATGTGTGGGAATTAAAAGAATATCTTTGTTACTTAATTCCGATAACAGATCGTATAGTCAATCCAAATCAGTCGATGCATAAACTTTTTCACTTGCTATGCAACGATTATATGCACTATATGGCATTTTATAATCGGAAAATGCATAAAGAGCCGATTTACGATGAAATGGGAGGAACTTGGAGTTCAATCTTTCCCGCTTATCTTGCGGAATGCAAGCGTAAATTTTATAAAAAAGGTGAACATTATTCTTAAACAACAAATAGCTATTTTGAAAGCACTTCTAAGAGGTGCTTTTTTCATGGGTATAGGTAAGAGATATGAGCAATTTAATAAAAATCTTTGATGAAGAAACCGCGCTTGCGTTAAATCGGCGCGGTTTTTCATATGTCACAGAAAGAATCAACGAAGAGCAGGAGGCGTATGTTTTTGAAAATTCCGAAGAACTGCGGATAGTTTTGGCCGAGTCTTTCGGCCTTGCGGAAGTTATCGAAGACGATATGCTCAGGTTCGGGGAAGGTGGGCGCGATGAATGAAAGCATTTCGATAGAGTTCAGCGCAAAGATAAAACCCGTTAAGCCGATTAACGACGAGCTAACGTTGTGTAAATGTTACGTCTTGGCGCTGGGGAAAAACCGCAACCGGTCGGTTATCAAAGAACCGGCGGTCAAGGATGCGCTGCCCACGTTATTCAATATCCCGGTTGTAGGTCACATTTACGCGGACGCGGACGGCGAGTTCCACATGGGCGGCCACGACGTAAAGCTCGAAAAGGATGAGAAGGGGAAATATAAGTTCCGCGCGCTGACGGTGCCGTACGGAATGGTTCCGGAGCAGAACGACATCCGTTATGAAGAGGTTGAGGGAAAGGACGGGGTAAAGCGAATCTACTTGGTCACCGACGTTATTTTATGGACGGGACGGTATCCCGAATTGAAAGAAACCATATATGACGCCGATGTGTACTTCGGGCAGAGCATGGAGATTAAAGTAAAGGGCGTCGCTAGAAACAGCGAAGATAAGAGTTTGGTCGACATCACAAAGTTTACTTTCTCCGCGCTCTGCCTACTGGGTAAATCGGACGACGAAAGCTACGACCATGAGCCTTGCTTTCCCGACGCTTCCGTTGTGCCGTACAAATTCGAGATAGGCGATGATTATACGCTACTGTTTGAAGAATTCAAGAAGGAGTTGGCGCTATGTTTTAGCAATCAACAAGTTTCTGAAAAAGGAGGTAAAGAAGAATTGGAAGACAAGGAAGACAAGACTCCGCTCGGTGAAAGGCAGCCGGCAACCCAAGTCGATGACGCGGCGGCTCTGCCCGCATCGGTTGAAACGCCCGCAGCAGAAGCGGCCGATGCGAATTTCAAAGCGGTTGTCGAAGCAACACCGGCGGCGGAAGAAGAAACCTATACGTTTGCGGCCTCCTACACCCAAAAACGCGACGCGCTATTTACGGCACTGTGCGGTATGCGCAAAGCGGGAAAAGAATCGATGACGGAATACTGGCTTTCGGACTTTGACGACAAATTCGTTTATGTCGAGCGAATGTGCGCGACACGGCAGGGGAGCGAATGTACGAAAGGCCGAATGACGTACGAGGTCGGCGCGGACGGTAAAGCGATTGTTACGGAGCTATCGTTTGAAACGATGCTTGTAAAGTGGCTGACGCTCGATGAATCCGCAGCGTTAGACGCGCAGCGGGAAGAACACGCAAAGCTCACCGCGTATAAGCTCGAGCAAGAGGCCTCGGAGTTTAAACGTAAGTGCGCCGATGCCATCGGCGAGTTTCCGGAGTTACACGACGACGCGGACTTTAAGGCGCTCACAAAAGACGTGATGTGTTTTGAGTCCGACGAAGTTTTGCGGGAAAAGCTGTTCGCATTGCGCGGCAAGAAGTTCGCGCCGGAAGCGGGGAAGACGGAAGCGGCCAGAATTCCCGTTGGCTTAGAGCCGCATGAAGAATCGCCCTATGGCGGTTTTTTTGATAGGTATTTAAAAAAATAATTAAAAAGTAAAGGAGGAGTTTTTTGTGAACTTAAATAAGGTACTGGATAAGAAATTCGAGAAAATGCCGCTGAAAGACTTGCCGGGCGCGCCGGTTGACGCGATATCTGGAGTAAGCGCGGGAGACGCCGAATTGCTCAAAAAAGCGTTCAACGTCAAAACGGTCAAAGACTTAGCGAATTTAAAGTACGTTAAGTGGGCGCAAGCGATTGTCGCCTTGCAAAACGCGGAGGAGGGATAAACAATGGCAAAAGCAATGGTAAGAACCGACAATATGTCCGGTACTACCTTAGGCAAAGATTTGGTATCGCTGCGGTATAGCGCGGATATCGAGAACGGTAACGTACTTGCGGTCGGCGATTACGAGGGTACGCACCGCGAGGTGCGCGCGGCCACGGCGCCCGGCGCGTCGACACCGCTTACTAGGCTCGCGCTGGTCGCAAGCGAAGAGGTGATGAAAAGGCAGTCGAAAGACGGCTTAGGGGACTTTATAAACGAAGCGGGCAGCATTATCCGCGGCTATAAATTCACCCCCGGCGACATCTTCTCGGTCACGAAGGAAGCGCTCGCGGCGGGCAGCGCGACGCCGGCGGTCGGCTTGACGGCTTGCATCCAAAGCAGCACGAAGATGACGCTCGCGGCCGTCGCCGTAGGCACGACGATCGGCGTCGTTACGCAAATCGAGAACGAGTGGATCGTGATCGAAGTGCGGTAACGGAAAGAAAGAGGAGAAACAAGAATGGATAGAAAAGATATCCTTCAGGTAGCGACCGACGCCATCAAAGGCAAGGTCGAGGGTAATTTCACTACCGAGCAAACCGCCGAAGCCTTGCGCGCCGCGCTGGTCGAGGTGAACGGCGGAACCAATAAAATCAACCCCAAAACCTTTTTCCGCGGCAACGCGTTGTTTGACCTCGTGCAGGAAATGTTACCTGTGATGATCGAAGAGGGCTTAAAGGCCGACAACCCGTTGTTCAAGTTTGTCGAGTACCGCAATATCGCGGCGGGGGATGAGAACGAGTTTTGTACCGAGGGCGTCGCGGAATTTATCGTCGCGGACGTCGCCGCCGGTATCCAGGGCGTAAGGCGCCAGAGAATCGGGGACGGCATGAAGATTCCCGTAAAGACCACGATGAAAATCGTCCGGGTTTACGAGAATCTCGGCCGCCTGCTCGCGGGCCGCATTACCTTCGACCAATTCGTCGACGGCGTTTCCAAGGCGTTTAACCGCCAAATCTTAGACGACGCGTATAAGGTATTGGACGCGATGAGCGCCGCGACCCCGGGACTCGACGCGGCTTACGTTTTCAGCGGTTCGTTCGACGAGGACAAGCTGCTTGAAATCATCGAGCATGTCGAGGCCGCCACCGGCAAGGTTGCCCACATCTTGGGCACGCGTTCGGCGCTCAGAAAGGTGAATACCGCCGTTGAATCCAGAGAGGGCAAGACGGATATGTACAATATCGGCTACTTTGGCAAATTCAACGGCACGGATATGCTGTGTTTAAAGCAAGCGCACAAGCCCGGCACTTCCACCTTCATCTTAAACGACTCGAAGTTGCTTATTATCGCCGGAGACGACAAGCCAATAAAGATGGTCAACGAGGGCGACGGACTGCTGGTGGAAACGCCCGCGACGAACAACGCGGATTTAACGCAGGAATATTGTTACGGTCAGGCGTACGGCACGGCGGCGATTTGCGCTGAGAAAATCGGCATCTACAACATCGCCTAATTAAAAAAACATTCGGATTTCGGAGGCGGGCAGCGAGCCCGCCTCCTTCCATTAAGGAGAAAGCATATGGCTAATAAAACACCTACGGGCAGTAGGGAAACTACGAAAAAGAAAACGGAAAGCCCGGATTTAAAAGGCGTTATTTCCTCGGAAAACGAAACGGCCGACATCGATTTCAAGGATACGACCCCGGGCATTAAAATCGACGACAACGTATTGATTAAAGTCAAAAGCAACGTTTTCGGGCAACTGGTTTACCGCAACTTTCAAACGGGCGACAGAATCGAATGGGCGATGTGCGGAGAGGCGCAGGACGTAACGATGGCGGACTTGCGCGCGATGAAGGCGAGCCAGGCCGCGTTCTTCCGCAACCAGTGGGTCATTATCCTCGGCGTGGCGGAATCGTCCGAATGCCAAGCGAGGCCCGCGGATATTTACCGCGCGCTCGGTATTGTTAAGTATTACGAAAACCTGGTCGATCCGTCGAACTTTAACGACCTTTGTTCTTGGCCGGAAAACGAGATCGCCGAGCGGGTCAGTTTGCTGACTCCGGGCGCTCAGGAAAATTTAACGATTGCGCTGAACGAATACGTTAAACGCGGCGCGTTGGATTCGGTGCGGCGCATACGGGCGTTCGAGAAAGCGCTCGGCTGTAAATTGTCGCGGCCGGATTAGCGGGGGCGTGCGGTGGCGACAAAATTCAGCGCGATATACGAGCGGGCGGTTTTCAAGTTTTCGGATTACAGTTTTATCGACTTTGAAAGCGAGTTGAAAGAAACCGTCTTACGCCAACACCTTATGTCCGCCGTCGTCGATTTCCAACATTCGTGCAAGGCCGATTTAACGAAGTACGGAATCTATCACGAACCCGGGCCGGAACCCGGAGAGCCGGAAGCGTCCGGCAGAGCCCGGCGGCGGCGCAGAAGGCGTAGCCCCGCCGTGGTTGACGAGCCGGACGGCGAGGGCGAAGAAGGCGGGGAGCCGGAAGAATCCGAAACCGGAGAAGATAAACCGGAATATGCGTTCGAGGAAGATTTAGACGGCGAGATGGTCGAGATTCTGGCGCTGGGCATTGTTTACTATTGGCTCAGCGCGAAGGCGCTTAACAGCGATATGCTGCGGAATGTCATGCATAACAAGGATTACACCTCATATTCGCCGGCGAATCTTTTGAAGGAAATCAAAGAGCTGCGGATTGCGCTTAAGCGCGAGTACGAGGGGAGAATCAGGACGTATTCGTTCCGGAACGGTGATATCGACAAGCTGCGCGCCGGAGGATAAACCGATGGATATTTGGAAATCGCATTCGGAGAAATTGAAAGGCGAATTGTCGTCGAGCCAAAAGCACCCCGTCAGATTCACGCAGAGCAGCCTCTCGTATATCGCGCGCAATTCCGCGGCGCTGCAAGAGGGCGCGCTACGGAACGGCGCGGAGCAGCCGATGTTGATCGTCCGCATGAAGACGAAAGAATGTAAGATTACGGTCTTTCCCGGAGATGAAATTTTTGCCGGAGACTATGTAGACTGCTTTGGCGAAAGGTGGCTGGTAATCGAGTCGTATACCGACGAGCACGGAATCCAATTTTCAAAAGCGTGGCTGTGCAATCACTTATTCAAATTCCAAAACCGCTCTGGGAAGGTCATCGAGCGGCGCGGCGTCATCGACGACGGTTCTTATTCGGCAAGCAGCGATAAGCGCCTGCCATTGGAAGAAGGCTTTTTCAGAGCGTATTTACCGCTTGACGAGGACACGGAAAAGATTTTCATTGACCAAAGGTTTGCCATCGGGACAGCCTATAACGCCAAACAGGAACTCATTTTATCGACGGTTAAAGTCGGCTGGATTGACAAGCAAAGCGGCAATTCCGGCGCCGGAAGCCACCTTTTACGCTTACGCTTAGAGACCGATATTTACAACGCGCAAGCGGATAATTTTGAGAAAATGATCTGTAATTATGTCCCGGAGAAAGAGCCGGACGCGGAAAATGAAGCGACGGAATCGGAAGATAACACCGCTCCCGCTTTGTGCCGGATCGACATCGACGGCAGAGATTCCTTGCGCTTAGGCACATCGCGGACTTACGTTGCGCGGGTGCTTGACGGGGATGGGGAAACCGTTGAAATGAGCTGTACGTTCGTCTGGGGGCATTCTACGGGCTTAAACGGCGTTGTTTTTAATATCGATGAGGATAAATGTACCATTTCTGTGCCTTTAACCGCGGCGCTCATCGGTACGGAAATAGAGCTTACGGTCGCGGATTCCGGGGGGCTGTATAAACCGTTTGCAAAAAAAATAGAGGTGATAGCGTAGTGGCAAAAACATATTTGGACGAGCTTGTCGAATACCCCGCGAAGGTGATTCAGAAAATCGCGTCGGACAAAAACTGCGTCGGGCTTTTGGTGAACAAGGCGTTCGCAACGATTACCGAGGACGACTCCGACAAGGTGCTTGACGACTTCGTGTTCGATTTTCAATACGTCGATAAAACCACGCAGGAAACCGCCGCGTATATTTGGGCCGAGCTGGAAATCCCGGACATCCTGACGAGGCAGATCAAGAACACCAAGCTGTATGTAACGGTCGCCTGCCATAAACAGTTTATGAAGCTGGACCACAAAGTTTTCCCCGGCGTGATGGGGAACCGCCGCGATAACCTCGTGCGCTATATTGACAAGCTTTTAAACTTCTCCGACATTTTCGGAATCGGGCCCCTGGCCCTATGCTCCGTTCAGACAATCGCTTCGCCGAACGAATTCACCGTCAAAGAGCTCGAATATACGGTTCCCGATTTCAACATGAGAGAGTTGGATAAATGAAATTCAGCTATGAAGACCTTTTAAGCGGCGATCAGATTTTTGTTAGCGGCGTCGGGCATTTTAAGCCGCCGCTCGTAAAAGATATTAAGCCCACGGCCGGGATAGGCTCGTGGGCTTATCAGCTGTACCTCAATATTTTGTCGTGGAATAAAGAGGATTTTTTTAAGTTTTCTAGGCTAATCAATCCCCGTCAAGCAGGGATTTTATCGAACGACGCCGGAGAGTTGGGCTTATTCGACGTTATGACACTCATACCGCCCTTTAGACAGACCCTGCAAGAGGCGCTCGGTTTTTTTCTGAGCGAGGAAATCCGATGGGTTGAAAAGGAGCATCGCTTTTGTACAACCGGCGCGGACGGGAAAGAGGCCGGCGCTATTTGCCGGGATAACTTTGACGACGTGCGCGATATGATGCTGCAGCTCAATTATATCAACTTGGAAAAAGCGCCGCTGAAACACTCCTCAAAGAAAACGGCGGCGCTGTGGGAACGGGCGCAAAAGCGTTTAAAGGAGGAAAGTCAAAAGAAGGCGGCGGATAAGACGTTCTCGATCGGAAATATCGTTTCTAAGCTGTGCGCCGCACAACTCGGCTATACGCTTTTGAATATATTCGACCTGACGGTTTTTCAACTGTACGACACGTTCTTTCAATACGGGTATTTGCGCGCGATGGACTTAAACGAAATGGCGTTCTCGAACCACGGCGGCGATAAATTCAATTTACAGGATTGGTTGAAACCAATTATTCAAATCTAGGAGAAGGAGTTAATAGGCTATGAAATTAGATAACAGCGTCAAAATGGCCAATCGGTACGGGCTCGATATTGATTTTTACGAATACGACCTGACTAAGGCCGAGAACGGTTATAAGGGCAAGAAGGTTGTGACGATCGATTTCGCGAACTCGTGCAGTATCGAGCTGTCCAGCGAAATCACTTGGGCGACGGGCGGCAGGGCGCACGGTAAGATGATCGGCTTTAAAAACCCGCACGCGGGAACGTGGACAATTTCTACGCAGATCGTTACGATGCCGATTCTCGCGCTGGTTACGGGCGCGGACGCCTCGAAGAACGATATCAAAAAGGTTACGTTTAAAGACGACGCGGCCGCGAAAACCCGTTACTTCATCGTCGAGGGCAAAACCTTGTGGAAAGGCGAGGACGGAACCACCTACAGCGAAACCGTTACGGCGCATAAGGTCGCGATCAGCACGAAGTACAGCGTTACCTACACGGGCGACGGCGACCCGCAAAGCATCGACATTCCGCTCGAGCTGTCCGCGAACAAGGATATGGACGTTGTGACGATCGAGCGCGACGACAATGAACCCGAAGAGGAGCCGGGCGAAGGCGAGGGCGAGGGATAAGGAGGAAAATCCGAGTGAAAAAAGAAAATCAAAAAGACGCATACGCCGAAAAACTGACGGCGTTTGTTCAAGCGCAGGTGAAAGAACCCGTAGCGCTTAAGTACAACGAGGGCGATAAGCAATTAACCATAAAAGTCTTTCCCGTGATTTCGTTTGGCAAACGGATGGAGCTTATCAGCAGCATTGTAGGCATGGTGTTTATCGAGGGCGCGGAAGGAAAGACGGAATACAGACCGGAGCTTGTGAAGTTCGTAAAGCGCCGCGCCGTTGTGGCGTATTTTACGGATATAAAGCTGCCGGAAAATCTTGACGACCTTTGGGCCCTTTTATGCCATACGCCGCTGTATAAGGATGTTGCGCGCATCGTAGGCGACGACGTAGGATCTATCTTAGCCGAAGCGGACGAGGCGATTAAGATAAGGTGCGCGGAAATCACCGACCAAAATGGCATTAACGGGTTACTTCGCAAGGTTTCGTCGGTGATCGATTCCTTTGCGGGGGAGCTGAACGGCGTCGATATTGGACAGCTTTTGGAAATGTTTAAATCGCTTCCGAATATGTCCGAAGACGAGCTGGTGAAATCGGTTCTAAAGAACCGGAACGAAACGGCGGTCAAAACGGACGCCGCTGAATAGGAGAAGTTATGGAAATGAATGAAATTGCGATGCTGATTGCAAACATCGGGCTTATGCCCGTAATTATTGCTTTTTTCATCTGGTCTTTTTATCAATCGCGCAAAGCGGATAACGAGACCAGGCAGCATAATCAACAGCTGGTCGAAAAACAGCAAGAGGAAAACCGCCAGCATGACGAGAAAATCATGCAGCTTGTCATGCAGCTGTCTGGCAGCGTCAATCAAGTGAAAGAACAGACGGCAGTGGTTCACACGAAAGACGAGGAAGAGGCGAACACGAAACTGAATCTAACGATTAACAACTGGTTAAATAAGCTGCTTGCCGACACGAAGGGCAGCCACGCGATGTTTGTGGCGTTCCATAACGGCGGCAGGGATAACGTCGGCAGGTATTTGCAAAAAATGAGCATTACGCACGAAAGCGTGGACGGCTATACTGTGCCAATCATGGCCGAATTGCAAAACTTTCCGCGTAATTATCTCCCGCATACGATCGCCGACTTGGAATCGGCCGGAAACCGTTATGTCAACGACATCGAAACGATTAAGGATTTCGACCCGAATACTTACTGTCTGTGTAGCCCTCGCGGCGTAAAGTCGTTCATGGCGCAGGCAGTGCAAACCGCCGACAAAAAGACCTTGGGTTTTATCGCCTTAGAGTTCAAAGCGCAAACGGATTGCCAAGAAGATAAAACCGTCCAGCGCAAGCTGCGTGATATCGCATTGAAAATCGGCGGGATACTGGAAGTTACCGAGACCAAATAATTGTTTTTTCCGCGGAGCCGGTATTTGAAATACGGTGGTGAGCACAATGCTGTTCGCCACCGTATCATGATTGCCGTATTTCCGCTTATTTTTTATAATACATTTGATTTCTGCTTGTCGGCTTATTTGGCTCGGTCATCAAGACAAGACCCGCCTCTATTGCGGGCTTCAAATAGTTGTTACGGAAGCCGTCACGCGATTCTAACTTTAAGCGTTCCATGATCTCCGCCGCGGACATCGGGTAATATTCCAAAACCGCCAAAAGGTCGCGTACTCTTGTGTTAATGTGGTTAATATGCGCTTGGGTGTCATTTACAATGAGTTTAACGGCGTCAAGCGTCGCCCGAAGCATGAATAATATAAATGCATCAGACGCCCCCTCACTCGTGGATTTTGCGATAGCGTCGTAGTATTCGGCTTGCCTTTCTCGAATCATACTTTCTATCGGTATCCATGCGAACACAGGCCGCCAAGTCATAAGTATCGCCGTATGCCATAAGCGGCCGATTCTGCCGTTCCCGTCGCGGAAAGGGTGGATAAACTCAAACTCGTAATGGAATACGCATGATTTTATGAGCGCGTGTACTTTGGATGTTTTTAACCAATCAAACAAATCCCGCATTAAATCGGGCACCATGCGGGCTTGTGGAGCGATGTGAACAACGCGTCCGTCGCTGCTGTATACGCCCTCGTTGACGGTACGGTATTTGCCGCTTTCCTCGACGAGGCCGTCGGTCATAATACCGTGTATGCGCAACAAATCTTTTGCGTTATAAGGGTCAATTTTTTCTAATTCCTTATATGCCGCAAAAGCGTTTTTAACTTCGCGTATCTCGTCGGGCGGCCCTATGACACTTTTGCCCTCTATTATGTCCGATACTTGGTCCAACGTCAAAGAATTATTTTCTATGGCAAGCGAAGAATGAATGGACTTGATGCGTCCGATTCTGCGTAGGCGCGGCAGCTTATTCAAAGCTTCCACGTTTTTGATGCCGCCGAGGGTTTCCGCAATCTCGGCGACGTATTCTAACATTTCTTCGGTAATATTGAACGGCGGTTTGTTTGCCATAAGTACACCTCTTTTTTAATCGCTGTCATTATATCAAAAACGGATTGCTTTGTCAAACAACTTACGCATTATCTTACATATTTTCTTGCATAGTTATTTCGTAAGATAGTCTTGTAAATCCAAGCAAAATATAGCATTTGCATTTGAATTCCAATTCGGGAGGGGCGTCATGATTTCGGAAGAATACATTATGGGCTTACTGAAGCAATTTGCCGCGTCTCCCGAAGGGAAAGCGGAGATTAAAAAGCAATACAGAAAAGAATACGACGGCGGCGGCGGTCAAGCGGTCGAGAGAATCATGGTCGCGCGGGAAGCAAAACAAATCTTACATACCTTTATCAAAAAGCATATTCCCAGTATTAAGCTTGAGGATTTGGTCTTAAGCAATCCGGTAATGGACGAAAAGGGAAGAACGGTTTTGAAAATAAGCTTTCGCAGCGGCGCGCTGCGCAGGGAGTCACTGGATCCCGACCGTTATCCCGAGGGCATAGAAGACATCGTTTTGCATTTCACGCACGGTTGGAACGCGAAAGCGCGCATTGGCGGCATCTGGAAACACCCCGACGGCAAGCGCGGGCGGAAGGTTTGGAGCAGACAGACAAGAAAGCCGGGCGATTTTTTAAAGCGCGCGGTCAACGAATTTAACAGGAAGCATTACTGTGGGTACGCTTACGCTGAGTTGGATGAGAAATATACTTGATGAACGGCTTTAGTTGGGCAATACAATCGTATATCTATAAAAACATTGCCATATAAAGGGGAAGCGTTATTTTTTATACGGATTTTCCGCGTACTTGTCAACTAAAAAATTACGGATTTTCGACGGTAAGCGAGATATAAAATTACGGATTTTCGACGAGTTAGGAGGTGGAAATTGAGAGTCAACTATTAGCCCGCAGTTCAAATTTGAAAGCGAAGGCGGTTTTTCTAAACGGAAAAAGGAGGGGAAATGGCGGATAACGTAATCGGCATTGTGTTCGGCGTCGCCGGCGGTGAGAGTATCGACACCGGCTCCGGGAAAAGAATCAAGGACCAGCTTAAGGCGATTATTGACAAGATTAACGGCCAAAAAGAGCTGAATGCCGAGATAGATATTAATCAAGAGCATCTCTTAAAACAAATCGGCGCAATTAGGACGGAGATTGAGAAAAGGCTCAAAAATATTAAGATCGGTCTCGAAAAACTGCCCGCAAGCGTTGTAAATAATCCGGCCGCCGGTTCGGGCAATGGCGCGCCCCAAGCCCCCTCAAAGCAAAAACAATACCAAGAAGAAAAAGCCGTTTTAGATGATTTAATTAAAAAACTGCGCGAAAAACAACAACTCGAAATGAAATCCGCGAATCTGTCAAGATCGGCGGGCGGGGAAGGAACGCTGAAGCAGGAAGTCGACGCCCAAGCGGCCGAAGCGGCTCAAAGGTATGTCAAAGCGTTGGAAGCGGCGAAAGCTAAAAATGCTGATCTCACGGCAATTTTACAAAAGCAAGCCCTTGCAGAACTCGAAATAGCGCGCGCGAGGGAAAAAGCGGACGAGCAATTGGACTCGAAGGAACGCTCTTACGATAAGCTCGCCGCTAAAGTCGGCGATTGGGCGGTCCGTAACGGGCAGCTTATTTCAAGCAACCGGGAAGTCAAGGCGGGCCTTGAGGACTTAACGGAGCTTGCGCGCCAACCCTTCGCGGGCGACAGCATCGAAGAGGCGAACGCGCAATATCACCGGCTCAACGAAACGTTTCTAAAGCTCCAGCGTACCGCGCACGAAACGGGCGCCACCACCATGACGATGGGGCAGAAGCTTAAAAAAGCGCTGGATACCAAACTCTTTAACGGGCTCGCCATCCTGTTGCTCGGACTTATGACGCGCGCTTTCCGGCAGATGTATCAGAACGTGGTAAAGCTTGACCACGAAATGACGCAGCTTAGAATCGTTACGCAAAAATCTGCGAAAGCGTCCGCGGAGTTTGCCGATACCGTGACCGCGTCCGCGAAGAAAATCGGCTCAAGTATCGCCGACCTTATCAACGCGACCACCGTGTTTGCGCGGCTCGGCTACAGTTTGAGGGATGCGGCGGAGCTTGCCGAAAAAACCACGATATACTCAAAGGTCTCCGCGCTTAACATTGGTGAGACGACCGCGAATATTACGGCGATTATCAAAGCCTTTGATGTCTCCGCCAAAGACCTCGAGGGCGTCGTCGATCAGTTGATTTGGGTCGGTAATAACTTTGCTATCAGCTCCGCCGAAATCGGCATCGCGATGAACAACGCGGCGTCCTCGCTCGCGGCCAACGGCAATACGCTGCAGCAAGCCATCGGGATTATCACGGCGGCAAATACCACGCTCCAGAATGTTAATATCGCTTCTACCGCGGTGAGGACGATCGCGGCGCGTATCAGCAACAGTAAAGCGGACCTCGATTCGTTGGGCGAATCGGCTGACGAACTCGGCTCGTCGACCGCGATCCTGCGCGAGCGTTTATTGGCCTTAACCAATGTCGACGTTTACGATATGAACGGGAAACTGCGGTCTACTTACGACATTTTAAACGAAATCGCATTAGCGTGGAACGAGGTCGAGGACGCGGGGAACTCCGCCGCCGTCGCGGCGCTGATTGCCGGCACCCGGCAGCAGAACGCGTTTTACAGCATCATGCAGAACTGGCAGGACGCGCAATCGATTGTGCAGAACGAGGCCGACGGTTACGGTGCCTTACGCAAAGCGCAGGATGAATATATCAACTCCATAGAGGGAAAGCTCGAACAGTTAAAGGCGACATGGGAAGGCTTTTCCGCGAATTTATTGGACAGCGGCGCGATTAAGGGGATGATGGACGCCATAAATGGCCTCGTTTCCGCGCTAAGCGCGGTAGTAAGCGTCGGTAACGGGATCATTCCGATGATCGCTATTATCAGCGTCGTCGCGTACGGCGCGTTTTTAGCGTTCACTAAATTAACCGGCGCATTGGTCGCGTCCGCGTCGGCGAAAGCTTTGGACGCCGCGGCCAGCAACGTACTGACGGCGTCGACTTACCAGCACCTGCTCGCGTTGGGGCCGGTAACGGCGGCGACGCTCGCACAAGCGGTGGCGACCGGGCTATTGACCAAAAAGCAAGCCGCTCAAATCCTTTCGTCCGCCGCGCTGATTACGAAGACGCAAGCGCTCGGCGCGGCTATGAAAAAGTTCCTGACAAACCCCTACATGTTTATCGTCTTGCTGGTTTCTACGGCGGTAACCGCGCAAAGCACGTTCGGGAAAGCCGCTGCGGCAATCGCTTCCGGGATCATGCTGATAGTAGCCGCCATCGTTATCGGCATTAAAATCAGTCAAGCGTCGATTAACGGCTTTATGGCGAGCAATCCGATCGGTTGGATTCTCCTGCTGATTACCGCGATTGTCACGCTGATTATGAGCATCGTAAAGCTCTTTACAAAGCCGTCCGTGGGCGAATTAAAAGACGCCGCCAAGGAAGCGAAAGAGGCGTTCGAGGGACTGAAAGACCAGCTTGACGAGGTTAACGAAAGACTGGAAGAAACGGCCGCGCGGATCGACGAATTAAAAAAGTTTGCCGCCGGCCGTCAGTTGTCGCTGGTCGAGCAGAACGAGCTTGACAAATTAATCGCGCTGAACAGCGAACTTTCCGCCCTTCAAAAAGGGCTTGAATTGGAAACGGAGATCGCGCGCGTATCCGCCGAAAAAGCCGCCGTTGCGGCGGCCGACGCCATTTTAACCCGTCGTGACAGCAAGACGGACATGGACGGGAAAAACGCCGAGATAAGAGACGCGAACGGAAAGAGAATAACATTCGGCCTCGACGCAAATTACAAGCAAGCCAAGATCATTATAGAGAACTGGGACAGGGCGAATGCGGAACAAAAAGCGTTCGCTTCGGGCATGATGAACGATCTCCGCGAACAGCGGCAGATGATACAATATTACGCCGACGCAGCCACGAACGACCAAAAAGCCGCGAACAGGATGTACGAGCGAATCTATAAAGAGTACGATAAGTTCGTTATTAAAACCGGCGGCGCGGGACTCGGCGACATTTGGGACGGTTTGCTGGTTCGCGATAACTTTAAAAGCTCGACGGCGGCTTTGCAAAACTTAGCCAACTCGGCGACCGTGACGTCCGACAGTCTGCGGGAGCTGTATGATTCAAACGCCGACGTCAAAAAGTTTATTAATTACCTGCAAGAGCTCGGTACCTTTTCTTGGAACAGCGCGGAGCAGGTAGACGCGCTGGTGCAGTCCATCAACGATCTGTATAAATCGTCCATGCTCAGCGTGGCCTCCTTGACCCATATAGAAATCCTCGAAAGAATGGGGGAAAGCTTCGACGCGCTCGGAAACATGCTGGGCGACATAGCCGACCTCGGAGTCGTGTCGTTCGGGAATTTAAAAGACCTGCTAGAAAACTACCAAGGGCTGCAAAAATACTTTACGGAAACCTCGCAAGGCTTCCAGCTTAAAGGTATTTACAAGCATATGTCCGCGCTCGACATTTTAAAAGAGCAGGTTACCGGCACGCTGAAAGGCTATACGGATAAACTGGAGCAGGCGCAGAAGCAGATGGACAAAATGGAAGAGGCGCGGGCGAACGGTACGGAGCGGGCGGGCGAGTACGAGGCGGCTTTGGTGGCGGTCAAAAACGCGGAGGAAAATCTCAGTAAAGCGATGGTGGACGGCGCGATCCTGCTCCGTTCGCAAGTGCTTAAGGATGAAACCGACCGGCTCAACAAACATAAGGACGCGTTGAACGACCAGCTGAAGGCGTATAAGAGCATCATAGACATCAGGAAGGAGCTTTTAAAGACCTATAAGAAAGAGCTGGATTATAAAAAGCAGTTGGAACAGAGGCAGAAAGCGGTCGCGGATTTGCAGACGGAATTAGCGCTTGCTCGTATGGACACGTCCGCCGCCGGCCGGGCGAGGGTGCGAGAGCTTGAATCGAAATTACAGGATGCGACCGAGACGCTGGACGATTTTACGTTAGAACACGCGATAGAGGTTTTAACCGACCGGCTCGGCAAGGAATACGACGAATACCAAAAGCTTATCGAGGGCGAAGTCGAAAAAATTACGGAAGCCATCAAGAATCTCGCGCAGTCGATTCACATCGATATGATGAGCCTCAAACCGCCGACAGAAGCGGAATCCCGCGACGCCAGAACCCAGATTATCCAAGCGGTTAACACCAGCGGCGCGTATGCTTGGACGGGCGGTTCAGCCGGCAAACCACAGTATGATGAAAGCGACCTGAAAAAGGGAATGGTATTAGACGCAATTGATTACTTCAGTCGGCAGTTAGCAAGATCGGATTTATCTCCGGAGTCAAGAGAGAAATTTCAAAAAATAAAAGACGACTTAATAAAACTGTATTCTCGGGCATTTCCGAAATACCATACGGGCGGTTTTGTCGGCGATGCTACAGCACTTCAAAGCAACGAGGAATTCGCAAAGCTTTTAAAGGGCGAGCTGGTCATTACGCCCGCGCAGATGAACGGCTTTATGAAAGACACGCTTCCGAATCTCATAGGCGGCGGCAAAAGCGGGGCGACCTACAACGCGCCTCTGGTGCAGATACACTGCGATTCGGTGACTAAGGACGCGCTCCCGCAATTAAAGCAGCTTATCGATGAGGCGGTCGGAAGAATCAAAAGCGAGATTGACGGCGGTATCAGCCGGACGGGATTCAAGCTCCCGATTAATAGGGTTCTAACAAGATAACGTAGCGAAACGATTCAAAGATATGGAAAGTCTCGTGTTATAATACAAAAAAAGAGGTGAATTTATGGACATTTTAATTGTCGGATACGGCAATATCGGCAAACACATTTACGAGGAGTTTGAAGGATTAAAGCCGGATATCTACGATCCGAACTTAGCGGATTACTGCAAAAAGAAAAACAAGCAGTATGGCTTAGCGTTTATTTGCGTTCCCACGAACAGGATGGACGACGGCTCGTGCGACGTCTCGGTTGTCGAAAGGGCGGTCTGCGAAACCAATGCGGAAATCATCGTCATTAAATCTACGGTTCCGCCGGGCACGACCAACCGGCTGCTTGTCTCAAGCGGCAAGAACATCATATTCTCGCCCGAACATTACGGCGTTACGCAGCATTGCGAGAGCGACTCCGGATTCGTGATTTTGGGCGGCGATAAAAGCTTATGCGACAAAGCCGCGCAAGCCTATTGCAAGGTTAAAAACGGCTACTACAAATTCTATTTTACGGACACCGTAACCGCGGAGCTCGGCAAGTATATGCTGAATTCTTTCCTCGCCTTAAAGGTTACGTTCTGCAACGAGTTCGCGGGCATAGCCGGAAAGTTCGGCATCAGTTACTCAGAGTTAAGGGAATTATTCGTAGCCGACGCGCGGGTCGGGCCTTCGCATACGTTCAGTTATGCGGATAAGCCGTACTATGACAGCCATTGTTTCAATAAAGATATCCCGGCGCTCGTCAAATTCGCGGACGGCAAGGCGCCGCTGATCTCTTGCATGAACGATATAAACCTTGCCCGGCGAACGGGCATGAAGTACGATAAAAAGCCCGTTGTGTTCACGGCGGCCCCGCAAGAAGATAAAACCGTCGCGCCGGCGGAAAAACCGCGCGAAGAAAAGAAAGCCGTCCCGGTTGCGGAAGCGCCGAAATCCGGCCCGTACGAATGCAGCATTTGTCTCATTATCCGCGACGAGAACGAATACCTGGAGGAATGGCTTAAATGGCATATCGGGCAGGGCGTGCAGCACTTTTATATTTACGATCACGGCAGCAAGCAGCCGGTTTCGGAGTTCATCAAGGCACTGGACTCAAAAATTACGGATATGATCACCGTAATCGATTGGAGCGGTTCGCACGACAACGCCCAACCCGACGCGTATAACAACTGCTTAAGGCGTTTCGGCAAGGATAATAAATGGCTCGGGTTCATAGACGCAGACGAACACGTGCGCGTAAAAACCGGGCAAAAGCTGCCGGAATTTTTAAAGAATTACGAAGATCACGCAGGACTTTTTGCAGTATGGCTGACATACCACGCGAACGGGCAGAAATATAAATCCAATCTGCCGCTCCGGCAAAGGTTTCAAAAGATTACCCCGGTTAGGACTTGGTCGGACAGGATGGGCAAGGTTTTCGTCCAGCCGTCGCGCATGAAAGACATGTACATCCATAACGGCCATGTGCAGGAAGGCTACCGGATCGTGGGTGAGTACAAGGACAAGGTACCCGACGGGCAGATTTGGAAAGAGAGGGCCACGACGGAGCTGATTTGCGTGGACCATTACTACACCAAATCGTACGAGGAATGGCTCGAGAAACTGCAACGCGGGAGCTGCCACGCGCATTATCTGCGCAAATACCACGAGTTCTTCGGATACAACCCGGATATGGAATACTGCCGCGAGGATTCCTATCCGGCGCAAGGGTATGAGATATCCCTCAAAGACGTGCCCGAAGCGGCGGAAGCATCGTAAAAAAGAAAAGTGCGGGCGCCCGGGTTTCCGGGCGCTTCGCGCAAAAAAGGTGAAAAAATGTTTAACGCAACGGATTTTACATACGACGGCGTGCATTCGAGCGCGTATAACTTGCTGATTGCAAGCTTTGACGAATCGAACGTAACGAATACGAGCGTGTTTGCGCCGAACGTAAAAACTTTCAGGATGCCGCGCAAACATAAATTTTACTTTGCCGGCGTCGAATACCCGGAGCCGCCGGAGTTTGATTTCAGTATCATCACCGAAGATGTATTGCCGGATGTTTTAAGAAGGGAAATCCTGACGTGGCTTACGGGAAGGAACGGATTCAAAAAGCTCGAAATCCATCAGCCGGAGTTAGAGGATTATTACTACCGGTGCATATTTACGGCCGTAGACATGATTTATGTAAACGGCATGTGTCACGGCTTTCACCTGACGACACAATTCGATTCCCCATTCTGTTACGGGCGGCCGCGCAAATTAAAGGTATCGGATAACGGCGAGGGGAAGTCGGTTAGGCTCATTAACGACTCGGATATTCCGGATGGGTACGTGTATCCGATTGTCACGGCATATTCGGGCTTTGAGCCTACGGATTTCGAGATTCTTAATAAAACCGACAGTTTATACAGAGTCTTCAAGTACAGCGGGCTGGAACTCAATTCATGGCTCGAAATAGACAACGAACTTCAAACCGTCAAGGGGAGAGAGCCCGGCCACTTCCTCTCTAATTTCAATAAAAACTGGCTCAAGTTGCGTAAGGGGGTAAACGAGCTGGTGGTAAAAATAAACGGGCGCATGACGATCGAATGCCCGACGTATGTGTTGATTGGGTTTTAATCCGGTTATAATCGGATTACGCCGTTAGATTAAATCCAATGTTCTGCCCGCAAGATACAGCGGAATGTTTATCGTGTCCCCGTCAATCGTGTAGTTAAGCATGGAATAGCGGACTACTCTTTTGGGCGAGTACTTTGCCTTATACGCGCGCATACTCGCGGATTTAACGCTTTCACCGGATTTTATTTCTACGGGCAGAATTTCGTCGTTTTCAAGCTGCAGCAATAAATCTGTTTCGAAGCGCTCAAAAGAGAAGTAGTGCGGTTCGCAAGATATTGCTTTTAATTGTTGCAGCATATAATTTTCCGCCATGGCTCCCTTGAATTGATAATCCTTATTTAAGACAATGCTGTCGTTTCCGACGCCCGCCATAAATTTCAGCAAGCCCGTATCGAATAAATACAGCTTATATGCGGAAAGATCCTTAAAAGCTTTCAGCGGGTGTTCGTTTTTTGATGCCAAATAAACCCGGTTTACCATGCCGGCAGAAACCAGCCATTCGATAGCCTCCTCAAACTCGCGCGCTCTGGCGCCGCTTGAGATATTACCGTAAATGAATTTCTTGTTTTCTTTTGCGAGTTGGCTTGCGATATTCCGAAAAACCATGAGAATCCGCCCGGCGTTCACTTTGCCGTTATGCTTTGAAAAGTCTTTTTCGTAGATAGTAACCAATTCTTCTTGTATTCTCAAAATTTCTCTGGGGTCTTTATCCGTCATCCACGACTGCACGCATTCGGGCAGTCCGCCGATGATTAAATAGTTTTGATACATCTCTGTAAGCCGGGTATGAAAAATCTGCTCAATTGGCTCATTCTTTTTAATTTGCGTGTAATAAGCGAAAAGACCTTCGTCCAGAGCGCGTAAAAATTCGTCAAACGACAGCGGAAACATTTTTAATAGATTGACTTGGCCGACAGGGTAGGACTTTGGCTGCGCAAGCAGGGTGCCGAGCAGACTGCCCGCCGAAACGACGCAAAAATCTTTCGCGTTCTCGTTAAAGTATTTCAGCGAATTCAAAGCGTCGCTGCATTCTTGAATTTCGTCAAAAATAATGAGCGTCGTTTCCGGCTTGATGGCTTCGCCCGCAATTAAACTGAGCCGTTCGATAATCCTGTGGGCATTCTTATTCTTTTTAAAGATTTCCTTAAGGTCGTCGTTTTCGTCAAAGTTAA